AATATCCTTTTTGTAACAGAAGATGGGGAAGGAGTGGCAGAATTTGACTCTACAAATAGACCCACAAATATCAATATCAGCGATCTAACAATCTTTCACGGCAACGGTCAATTAGTGCTTACTGGATTAGCCGATAGTGTAATAGATAATGTAACATTTAAGTCTAATTATGTATTAGGCGATTCTATAGGAACAATAGAGGATCATCCTGCATCAGTATTCTGGGAAAACAGTTTGCCAGGCATTAAGGTGACGGGATTAACTTTTAGAAATTGTAATTTCGAAGAAACTCCTTTGGCTGTTAGAAGCGATCAAATCACTGTTGACAGTAGCAATCCCCCAAACTTTGACACATACATAACTTTTGATCATTGTAGATTCTTTGTCTGTGATTCCGCTATCCTTATCAACGGAATCACCGGCCAAGGAAACAAATGGAGTGTAAATGATTGTGTATTTGAGGAAATAGCCAAATATGCTTTCAAATCTGATTACGGTTATGGATCAAAGATACAACGATGTAATTTCATAAATTGCGGCAACGTCACGAATACTGCGGCAAACCCAGTACACTATATTGTTTATTTTGGAGAGGCTTTTGGCAACACAGTCAAAGACAGTTCAAGTAACAGACATCAGGAAGGTAGTTTCACATCTGTGGCTACAACAGACGCTGTCACCGAAGTGTATAATTCTAATAGAACTAGTTTTGTTGATCTAAATTATTCAGATATATTCCTATCTGATGGTTTTAGACCGCTCAGTGTTTTCAGTGCCTTTAATAGATATACCTATGTAGATTACACTCTTACATTGAATAATCATGTAAGATCCGGTAGACTTGTTATTATGGTAGACGAATCTCTTGGAGAGATTTCGTTTGCTGATGACTACACGTATTCAACACCTTTAGCAACCAGTTCAGGAGGAATCTTAATGACAACATTTGAATTTTCATGCCAGCTTAGAGATAATGATGCCGACAGCGGGATAGACACAATAGTATTGTCATATAAGAATCCTTTGGCAACTGGCGCCGTTGGAAATATTTCATATACCATAACCTACGGTGTTTGATCTCCACGGCAACGATAGGTTAGCCGAATGGAAAAATATTAGAGATCAAATAGAAATATCCGATAAACCTTTGGATCTGGTTGCGGATGTTTGGTCTAGAGCTCCTTTCGTCAATCCATATCTTAATCCCAAAGATCCAAGATCTTGGCCAAACCCTTGGCATTTAGTTCTTGATGATCGTTTGGATGAGCTTGCAATTGCTCTAGGTATGCTGTACACTATTAAATTAACACAGCGGTTTATGGAGACACCATGTGAGATACATATGTCTATACCTGATCGAGAAAAAGATTTTAGATATTATTTGTTAGTAGATAGTAGATTCCTACTCAACTACGAACCTAGAAAAGTCCTTGATCTTGATGCCGTAAACACAGAAACAGAGATAATTTGGAGCGGAAAACTCCTAAAATAAATATCGTTCTAACTTAGAGACATAGATGGAAATTACAGTAATAAAACGCAACGGCGAAAAAGAACCACTTACTATTGAAAAATGGCAGGCTCAGGTGGCTAAAGTATGCAAAGGAATCGCAGATGTCAGCCAGTCAATGATCGAAATCAAAGCTCAATTACATTTTTACGACGGCATCACAACACGAGAGATCGACGGCATCACACTAAGAGCCATTGTTGATCTCATCGACATCGAAAACAATCCAGATGTCGGACATACAAATTATCAATATGTGGCAGGTAAGCAACGTCTGAGTATGCTACGCAAAGACGTATATGGGCAATATGAACCACCACATCTCTACGACATCGTCAAGAAAAATGTTTCTATTGGACTGTATACTCCGGAACTTCTAGAATGGTATTCAGAAGAAGACTGGAATAAGATGGATGACATGCTCGATCACGAAAAAGACGAAATGTATTCGTATGCTGCCATCGAACAATTGATTGAAAAATATCTTGTACGCAACCGCGCCACGAAAGAAATCTATGAAACTCCTCAAGTACGCTATATGATTGCCGCGGCCACGGTGTTCCATAAAGAAGAACCTAACTCGGCTCGTATGCGATATATCAAGGAATACTATAATGCTGCTAGTGATGGCCTTTTTACTCTTGCTACTCCTGTGCTTGCTGGGCTTGGCACTCCGACGAAACAATTTTCTTCTTGCGTTCTCATTAGGTCTGATGATGATCTGGATAGTATATTCGCTAGTGGCGAAATGATGGCCAAGTATGCCAGCAAGCGAGCAGGCATTGGTTTAGAAATCGGACGATTACGCCCATTAGGCAGTCCTATTAGGGGCGGTGAAATCATGCATACAGGAATGATCCCATTTCTAAAGAAATGGTTTGGTGATCTAAGATCCTGTTCTCAAGGAGGTATTCGTAATGCGTCAGCGACTGTATTTTATCCTATTTGGCATCATCAATTTGACGATCTCATTGTTCTCAAGAACAACCAAGGTACAGAAGAAACCCGTGTGAGACATATGGACTATGGTGTGGTTCTCAGCAGTTTCTTTTGGAGACGTTTTAAAAACAAAGAAGATATTACATTTTTTGATCCTAACGAAGTACCGGATCTATATGAAGCTTTTTACAAAGACACAAACGTATTTGAAGAATTATATGTCAAGTACGAAAAGCGTAAAGATCTTCGCAAGAAGGTAATGAGCGCAGAGGAAGTTTTCAAGGGTGGTATACTAAAGGAGCGCACTGACACGGGTCGTATCTATTTGGTCTTTATTGACAATGTCATGAATCAAGGACCTTTTGATCCCGAGTATCATACGATATATCAGAGCAACTTGTGCTGTGAGATCTTATTACCCACACGTCCCTTTAAACGACTTGACGATGCAGATGGTCGCATAGCGTTATGTACACTGGGATCTATCAACTGGGGATCGTTCCGTAACCCAGAGGATATGCGTAGAGCCTGTAGGATTCTACAGCGTAGCCTGTGTAACATCCTTGATTATCAAGACTTCTTGTCAATCCAAAGTAAATTGAGCAATGACGAGATACAACCATTAGGCATCGGTGTTACTAATCTTGCCTACTGGCATGCTAAGAGAGGATTAAAGTATGGAGAAAAAGACGCTCTGGCGGAAGTTAAGAGTTGGATGGAGCATCAAGCGTACTATCTCACAGAAGCCACGGTTGAGTTGGCCAAAGAAAGAGGAAAGTGCAAAGACTCTGACAAAACTTGGTATGGACGCGGGGTTTTTCCGTGGGAAAGACGAGCCGAAGGTGTAAATGAATTAACAAACTTCGCTCCTGAACTAGATTGGGAAGCTTTACGCACGGAGATGAAAGAATATGGAATACGAAATGCAACACTTATGGCCATTGCTCCTGTTGAATCTAGTAGTGTGGTTATCAACTCTACTAATGGCATTGAGATGCCTATGTCGCTTATCTCAACTAAAGAAAGCAAGGCCGGATCTTTTACACAGGTCGTCCCAGAATACAATAGGCTCAAGAATAGATATCAATTAATGTGGGAACAGAAAGATTGTGCCGGTTATATAAAGACAGCTTCTGTTCTAGCCGCTTATGTTGATCAAAGCATTTCGACTAACACATTTTATAATCCAGCACACTTCGCAGACAGAAAAGTTCCCACAACACTTATAGCCAAGAATTTAATGCAAGCGCACATATGGGGACTAAAAACATTCTATTACAGCTTAATTAATAAAGCAGGTGCTAAAGTAGAAGAAAGAACTCCTGAAGTACACTATAACGGTTTTCACAACGAACGAGAGCTAGCAGAAGATCTAGATGACTGCGAGGCCTGCAAGTTATGACTTATCGTTTTATCAAAGATTTCTTGCAAGAAGGTAAGCCGGATAAACTAGAAATCAAGAATTTACCCTATAAAGTGGGAGATCTCGATCCGGCCATATCTGAAAATACTATCAACTATCATTATGGCAAATTGGCAAAGACGTATGCAGAAAGATATAATAAAGGTGAAGGCGATCTTAAATTCAATGAAGCTGGCGTGTTTTTACATAACATACTGTTTCAGCAATATCAAGCACCAATCGGAACTAATAAACCCAAAGGTAAGATAGCAGAATTCATTGACAAACATTATGAGTCGTTCGACAAATTCAAAGAAGAATTTGAAAAAACTGCCATGGGTATACAAGGCAGTGGTTGGGTATATTTGGCTAAAGATGGAAAGATAAAAACTATTACAAATCACGAAATTAAAAAAGATATCGTTGTATTAGTAGACTGGTGGGAACATGCCTGGGCACTAGATTATCAGGCAGATAAGAAAAAATATCTAAATAATCAATGGAAAATAATCAATTGGGAACATATCAATGAGTCAAGCACAATATAATTTACACACAAAGATAGACTATCTAAATCGCAAGATGTTCTTGGATCCAGCCGGTCCTGTGACCATTCAACGTTTCGAAGAAGTCAAATATAATAAGTTACAGAGTTTTGAAACTACTGCACGTGGTTTCTTTTGGGTTCCAGAAGAGATTAGTCTGACCAAAGACGCACAAGACTTTAAGGATGCATCAGATGCAGTTAAACATATCTTCACTAGTAACCTGCTTAGGCAAACTGCTCTTGACAGTCTGCAAGGTCGCGGCCCAAGTCAAATCTTTACTCCGGTCGTGAGTCTACCAGAACTAGAAGCACTTGTCTATAATTGGACATTCTTTGAAACTAATATCCACAGTCGCAGTTACAGTCATATTATTCGTAATATTTACAATGTACCTAAGGAAGTTTTCAATACAATACATGACACAAAACCTATCGTAGATATGGCGTCAAGCGTAGGCAACTATTATGAACGACTACATATGATCAATTGCCGGAAAGAACTATTAGAAAAGTTTCCAGAACATGAACACATCAAAGCTATTTGGTTGGCACTTAATGCCAGTTATGCGTTAGAGGCATTTCGTTTTATGGTTTCATTCGCCACGAGTCTAGCAATGGTAGAAAACAAGATTTTCATTGGTAACGGAAACATCATTAGTTTAATTCTGCAAGACGAACTATTGCACAAAGGTTGGACTGCATGGATGATCAATCAAGTGGTTAAAGAAGATGAACGATTTGCCAAAGCAAAGGCAGAATGTGAACAAGAAGTTATAGCTCTGTTTTCTGATGTGATCCGAGAAGAAAAAGAATGGGCAGAATATCTATTCCAAAAAGGTCCTGTGATTGGACTCAATGCCAATATTCTAAAAGACTTCGTAGATTATACAGCGGCAGGAGCACTTAAGGATATAGGTATCAAGTATTGGCATCCTGCTCCTAAAACCACTCCTATTCCGTGGTTCAACAAACACAGCGATACTAGCAAGAAACAAACTGCCCTACAAGAAAACGAATCAACTAATTACGTGATCGGAGTGATGGGTGAAAAAATTGAATATGACGAATTACCAGCTATATAATAAACTACGAAAGGAATACAAATGAAAGCGGTTGTTTGGAGCAAATATAATTGTCCTTACTGTGATCAAGCTAAAGCGTTACTAAAACAAAAAGGAATATCCTTTGAAGAAAGAAAAATCGGAGATGGATATACCAAAGAAGAACTGTTAGAAGCAGTTCCAAATGCAAGAACAGTACCACAGATATTTCTAAATAATGAGTTGGTAGGTGGTTATACCGAATTACAAAAATTATTTGAACAATGGGAAAGTGGTGGTTATGGGGACGGTAGAGTATAATGTTAATTGACAAAGGTGTAGCTGCAGGTGAAGTTGTAACAATCAAACTCACCAGCGGAGAAGAATTAATTGGTAAGTTGGTAGAAGAAGGCCCGATGCACTATAAGGTGTCTAAGCCTATGGTGTTAACAGCAGGGCAACAAGGGCTAGGTATGGCTCCTTATTTGTTCACAGTGAATCCTGAAAAAGATGTTAGAATTTCTAAATCTAACATCACAGTATGTGAAGCCACAGATAAGCAGTTTGCCGATACTTACATATCTGGTACGACCGGTATTGCTATGGCGAGATAATCAAACAGATACCACTCTAGACAAGAATGATTTAAAAACACTACCGAAGTTAAATAATTAATATGCCAGGCGCAGCAAGAAAAGGACAAGATTCGGCAGGTGGAACCATAGTGGGCGGCTCTCCTAATGTTATAGTCAATAATTCACCTGTTGCAAGGATCGGTGATCCTGTAGCAGGGCACGGAGTTGGCCCTCATGCCAGCCCTGTAATGGCAGAAGGCAGCGGAAATGTTTTGGCAAATAATATACCAGTTAGCAGAGCCGGTGATCTTGCAACCTGCGGTCATCCTGCAACTGGAAGTGGAGATGTAATTGTTAACTAATGCAAAAAAACTATTTTGGAACATATTAGGTTGTATAAGCGTAGGCATGGCCTATATTGGAGTAGTTACTCCAGGAATTCCTTATTCTCCATTTATCGTATTTTCTGCCTACTGTTTTTCGAAAGGTTCGGAACGTATGCATCGTTGGATCTATAATCATAAAATCTTCGGACCGTTTCTAACAAATTGGCAAACCAAACGTGTGTTCCCACAGAAATTACGATATTTTATGTTGACAATGATGTCAATCAGTCTT